ACCAAACATACCTTCGATCTGCTTCCGAAGTCGCTTCACGGCGATGGACGATGTGAGGTCGCACACCGTGGCTGAGAACCATAGCCATGCCAAGTCAGCGTGCGTCAGGAACGACAGTAGCGCGCAGATTGACCACTTCGGTGGGTTGTGTGGGATGAAACCGTACTTCATGCAAATGAGTCCGGCTGACCTGAGGAATGGGAGGGATGGCTCTCGCACACATTACTGGGCCAAAGATCTCGTGCTGGATTTCAGGGCATACAACCCCGGACCTGAGCGTCTGGTCGCCATTGTGGACGTTGACATGTACCTCGACATGCCACAGCTGCTGACCGACCCACGTCCGTATGTGCTCTCAACATTTCAGCCGGGCTCCGTGGCATCTGCCCCTGGAAACTATGCTTACTACTTCGACAAAGACAACGTTGTGCACTACCCCGTGTCAGGCGGGGCAGAATATGTGCATAAGATCTGGAACTACCGCAAGGATGTTCTATGGGTCAAGACGTGGCGCTGGTCGAGGTTGTCGTGGCTGTACACGTCTTACAACATTGACCGACGGCAGTTGGACAAGGACCATCAATTGATCCTGCTGTCGCCTATGAGTCGAGTTGTAACACCGATCAACATTGACCGGTGGATAGGCGGTGAGCAACTAGGCCGCATGGAAGTCAACGCCGGCGAATTCAATACGCTAGACGTGCACACGCCCACAGGCTTGCACCGAAGCGTGGCGAGAGTTGGCGCTCGGACTTCAGCGACCTTGTCAATTGCAGACTTCGATTCGTTGGCTGCGTTGGCACGCAATAGCAAAGTTGACATTACCATAGCGCAGATCCGCGGACATGTCAAGGACGCAACTGCCGTCGATGCGGCGATTCTAATGGACTACTTCAGGAACAGTGGAGGCAAGGTCTCAAATGAGTCGACGTACCCGATGGAGCATGCCGTCAGCAGGTATCAGATGGGACATTTCTATGATCCCGATGCCAAGCCGACGCTCAAAGCGTTCATGCCACCGATAGTGCCTGGTGAGTGCTTCGCGCCCGACTCGTGTCGGTCCAACGACGAAGCCGCTGTGAAAGGACGAATCCTAGATGTAGCATCTAAGGCGGACACGACTCCGTTCATGCTGCGCTGTATGGATGAATTCCTGGAATGGCTCATACCCGAACCACACCGCCTGCATCCAGTGGGCAACGATGAGGTGTGGCAGAGGCAGAGCCGACCATCACAACGGCTAGATCTAGAGATCGGATCCAGCTCGGTGCACGCGTCTAACGACGGAACCATCAATACATTTCAGAAACGCGAGGCCTATGGCAAG